ACGTGTAAGATTCATTTTTTATTTTCTCCTTTTAAATATAATTAATATTTATATTTATTCTTAAGTTAGTGTCTGTTTGAGTAACGCTTCGATGTTCATTATTTTTGCCATCAAAGATACACAATTCATTCTCTTTAGATAAAAATTTTTCGCCATTTTTAAATTCAGTATAACCATTACAAGTATTAAAAGAAATTAAAGCTACTTTATGTTCCTCAGGATGGTCAGTGTGCCAACCATTTTTTACTTGTTTTCCATGATTGATATAACAATTTACTCTAACCCTAATTATGTGATTGTAATTTAATCTACCTAAAATAGGACTAGCTATTTCATTAAACCTACGGGTAGCGTTACAATTAAATTCACCATTTATTAATATTAACTCTGGGTTATATAAATTATGTGTTAGATAAAATCCTGATGTGTCTTTAGGGTCTGCCACAGTATTTTGATAAAACCATGGAAAATTAGCTGAAAATAATAAATCTTTTATTTGTTTAAATTTTACAGGATCTTCAATAAAATTTTTAATAATTTGCATTAATTAAGTTTATTTTTTTTTCTATTATATATTTTTTTACTTTTGATTACACGTAATTTAAACATTGGTGTTCTTACCTTTTTTGCATATTTGTTAACTTTTTTCATTAGTCTAATATTAATGAAGTAATTTTCTTTTCACCCATATATATTTCTACGTTTGCTTTAGATTTTATGCATTTATAAACAACTCTGTCTTTAGAGCTTTTATCTTTCATAGCATAACGTTTTGCTTTCATACATTGAGATAAAGACTCGTGATAACGATGCTCTATAATTTTATGGTCCTGTATGAGTAATAGTGCAAAAACTAATTCTACCATTAATGTGCTCCATTACCGTTTCTAATTAATTTTTCTACGTCTTCTGTAAGTTTTTTTGTTCTATCTTTTAAAAATTCTATATTAACTGCATTGTTTCTCATGCTCTTAACTTCTTTATCTACCTCTTCTAATACACCTGCTAAGTGCTCAACCAACATAAAAAGCTCTGCCTCTCCACTTGACTGACCAAGTTCTCCACGTGGATATTTAATTCTAAACTCTGAGTTCTGCTCTAAGTCTTTTTGCATCAACTCTATTTTTGTAGCGTGGTTATTTAATGTTTCATGCAGCCCAAAATAAGCCCAAGTGCCAATTGCAACTAGCGCGATCAAACTAGCAACCGTTTTCATAGGCATTTGCACAGCAGCTTCCTCAGATATATTTAAAGGTTTCTTACTCATTTATTTTAGGTTTTGGTAAAGGGATTATATAATTTTTTGGATCAACTTTCAACGAGTGCTGTTGAGGTCTTACAAATATAGCGAGTAAACAAATTAAAATAATTAAAATTGCAGTAAACCTGTAATTCATAATTATGCTCCATATAATTATTCATCTTTAGTAAAATCTTTTACTTCTTCCATTTGATAGAACATTTTATCAGAATCTTCTGTAACCATGCTAGTCCCCTCTGCATCCCAATAAGTATTTTGAACTTTATAGTCTGGCCAACTGTTATCAGTAGTATAACTATTAATGTGCCACAAAAGGCGATTGTTAGGCTGAGCAGCAAAATTGCCGTTATCAAGCTCCAATATATGTGCACACTTATGTTCTTGAGGGATTTCAGAATGCTCAGTATCCAAAATGTTAACATCTGGATGAGCCCAATCAATCGTAAATAAATATTTACCATGATAGAATTTTTTATTAAGACCAAGAAACTTGCCCTTTACACCATCCAACCAATCAAAGCAAGTAACACTAGGCCAATAACTAAAACAGTTCCACAATTCAAGCTCGTGCGTCTGCATATCCGGCACAGAGGTTCTATCATATGATTTTTGAAAGAACGCTGATATAGGCAAACGCCAATAACACGCACCATTGGGTAACATGATATTAAATAAGATAGCCCTGCCTGAAATACTTGTAAGGCCAAAGATAACACAGTCTTCACTTTCTCCATGATGTTCTTTAAGGTCATAAAGATACTCCTTTCTTACTTTACAGTATATTGGTGGTAAGTTTGCATTTAAGTATGACATTTATCCCTCCCACCAAAGTATTATTGTTTTTCTATCTTTTAACAACACCTTTTCTACTCCATGATTTATTTTAGCACCGTTAAAAAAAGTTAACATACCTTTTTGTGGTTTTATTTTAATACCATGTTCAGTGATAAAACAACCCCCACCAAAATCATCATTTAAGTAAATTAAACTATTATACTCTGTGCTTTCTCTATCTAGAGAGGAATGATTATGTAACGTGCAATAAGAATTTATATTATGATTTTGAAGTTCAGCATGATTTAAGTTAATATTTTTTTTAAAAAAATTTTCTAGATAATCTTGAGTTTTTTTAACAATTGGATCATGGCTAATATCTTTTGATCTTAAACTCCAATCTAAAAGATCTTTTTGATATCCTATTTTTGGTAAAATTTTGTAATAATTATCGCATTCAGACTCAGATAAAAAATTTTCTAATATCCAGACTTCATCTGTATGTGCTGTTAATTTTTTCATTATGCAAGTCTAACATTTCCATCTTCTTCTAGCTTGACGTAGTCTAGAATTAGGATCTTTTGCTGCTTTAGGAAACTTTTTCATTTGTCCTAAACTTCTAGCACAAAAGCTCTTTCTACGCTTTGCATCTTTTGACCCAGGTTTGACTTTTCCAGTAACGGCTGTTTTTAATTTAGAACCAGGGTTAGCTCTTCTATAAGCAGCAACTCCTGCTGCGGTCATTCCAGCACCTTTTTTTGTAGGTCTAAAATTTTTTTTATTTCTTGGTGGCATTACATCTCCACCTTTTCTCATAGCTTCAAATTTTTTATACATCTTACGTAAACGTTATTGTTACGCCACCAGTATTAGCAATCGTAGCATGAATACCACTTTCAAATAAAATACCTGAACCAGGTAAATACATATCTAGACCCTCTTCACCAAATAAATAAGTAGCTACCGTAGTTCCAGATCCACCTCCACTTCTGAAAATTATTGAACCATTCGCAGAATTTCCTTTTGCTTGTATTGATGTCAATCTGGCTCTTTTATTTAAAGCTACCATTTGAGTAGTGCTGGTTGCGTGGGCAACCGATTGATCAGATGTAAAACTTCCTCCACCACTCATAATTATCCATTAGTAGTAGTTAGATTTGGTCCAGAGAATTTATCTGTTAACAAAGTATACGCAGTTACATGTGTTTTTGTTTTACAAAATATTCCTTTTGGAAACAAAATTCCATCTTCTGGAAAATTAAAATTAATCACATCCCCTGATGGTACGTCAGCTTGAAACAAAGTATCACCTGTGTTTGAAGTGGTGCTTAATTCTAATACTCCTGCACCTCCTCCACTTGATGCTATAATTATTCCTTTCAATCTCACTGGTTGAGAAATAATTGCTGCACTACCTGCAGCTGCCGCTGATCTAGTTGCTTGTATATCGGCTTTTACTGCCATAAATTCTCCTTAAGTTTGTGGCTCCCGAAGGAGCCACTAATTAATTATTAGATTTTACCAATTAATTCAGAAGCATTTCTGTTCTGAGTTGTACTAATATAATCTAATGTTGTTACTCTCTGTCCAGATGCAGAAGCTGATACTGAAGCTGCAAACATTTGCATATCATCAGTATTAATGTTTGCTGTAACAGTAGCTGCTAATTCTCTGTTTACAAAAAACTCAACTTTTCCTGCCCTGTCACATCTAAAACCTACTGTATCATATTGATCATCTACAATAGTATGTGAGGTGTGTTGAACTTGATTTGTTCCTGAAGCATTTTTAGTTACAAATCTGTAAAACTGTTCACCATTGTTAGATTCAATCGAGATTCTGTTTGCAGATCTCCATCCTGAACTTCCAGTAAAAGTTTCAACTAATCCAGTTCCATAGTCAGTAGCGTTAGCATCATTATTTTTGATTCTAGCTTCGTACCAAATAATTGTTCCAGGATTAGTGATCGCTCCTGAACTGTTTCTAGTTTCAGCTACCGCTTGAAAAGTGTTTGCAGTTTTTACTAAAGCTAATCCATTATTATCTGTTGTATTAGCTGAAGTTAAAGTTACCGCTCCACCTACTTCGTTAGATATTCCAGCTGCTGCACCAGCATCTGCGATAGATGTTGACCATTCTGCTGAGGGTAGTGTGTTATAGATAAAATCATCTTTATAACATATGTAGTTAGGATTGTTATCTACTGGTAAATCTCTAAACCATTTTTTATTGTTATTCAAACCAGCAAACATTACTGCGTTTGTAAAGTGTGTTCCTGCCATAATTCCTCCTGTGTATAGCCGTTGCACTATGTCGTCTCTATACCGTCTGCCTAGTCAGTCGACATAATAATTAATCTAGGTGCTATTATTATATCAAATATTCAGAGTAAAGTCGATACTAGGACTTTTAAATACCTTTCATATCAAAAGCTATACCAAATTTAGAATCTTTGTCTTTATTATTTTCACATCCATGTAGTAAAAAAGGACTAAAAAGACAAAAAACTCCTTTATCAGGAGTTACCTCTCTTTTTATCTCTGGAAATAAAAGTTTTTGAGATGACGGATTTAAATATATTAAACCAGTCCACAAATATTCACGATGATCATGAAAAATTGTTTTTTCATTATGTCTTACTTCAACTCCCCAAGCACCAGCTAATTGATATGGCATAAAATTATAATTTTCGTCTATCCAGTCAATTAATTGTTTTATTATTTGATTAAAATATTTGTCTTCTTTAAAAAAATGACGTGGTGTCATCAAACTTTGTAAACCTGTATTTGATTCTGAATCACACCCCTTTTTAATTTTTTCTATAAAATAATTACAATCGATATCTAAAGTGCCCTTAACAAAAAAATAATCTTTGAGAACCTTTCTGTTTATATCCTCTTGGACGATCATAAAATTCTATAACATAAAAAAAAGGGCGATGCAAATGCACCGCCCTTTAATATCTACTTAGTTTATTAGACTATTAGCTAGTTGGTAAATTTCCGTTACCAAATATACATCTTGGATCTGAGAACCCAAAAGAATATCTTTCTCTAGCTTTAAATCTCATGTTACCAGTATCGAAGTCTCCTTCCATAGCAGTCTTGATAGGTGATCTAACGAACATTTTTAGTCCATTAGGCACATCAGTCAACAAGAAGAATGAGTCTGTGTCAGTTAAAAAGTTATTAACTCTGTAACCTTCAGGGACCATTCCCATGCTGTTGAGTGCATTAATATCATTATCTGCTGTTGCCGGTCTCATTGGAGATTTCATGATTCTTTCCGCTGTGAACTGTAGTTCTTTTGGAATAATCATTTTTCTACCAGTAGAAGCTATTTTCAAGCCTCTTTCATCGACAAACCCAGCAATGTCAATTAATGACTGCTCAAGTGAAGTTTCATTAAGATCTGCAGCAACTGCAAGAACATTTGAGAAAGTTCCTCCTGTTGCAAGTGGGTGTGAAGCATTAATTAATGATACTCCGTCACCACCTGTTACAGTTGTAACTTGCGCATTGTTCAATACGTTAGCAGCCTTAGTTTGCTTCGTATTCGACATTGATCTTGCAAGAGCTCTTGTATATCTTCCAGCAAGTCTGTCATATAGGTTATCTTCGATTGCTTCCTCAGTGATAGCAAATGCTAAAGCAATTGTTTCGTGGTTGTATCTAGCTGTGAAAGTTTCACCTGCTTGATCGAACACAACTCCAGCACCTTCTTGTTTAGTTGGTGCAGAAGCGAAACCGCTTAACATTACTTCCTCTTCGAAAGCTCTGTCTGATGTTTCAGTAGCATAAATCTCAGCATGTTGATTTTCATACCTACTGTATTCCAGGCCGAATAAAGCATTCAAACCTGGCTCTAGTTCTTTAACTAGTTGTGATCGTGATATCGCCATAGTTATTCTCCTTTATTAGCTTATACCTGTACCACTTCTGTAGAAGTGATTGTTGATTCTAACAAGAACATTAGCATTAGACACAGTAGTGTCAGAGTTATCTGGATCTTGCGAAATGTCAATTGCCTGAATGACAAAAGTTTGCGCTGTTCCAGATGCACTTACATCTAGTTGTGCTTTTGATATTCCTGTTTGTGTTACACCAGTAGTGTTTGTCACTGAATAGTTCTTGTACAAATCTGCTCTAGTGAAAGCCTCATCAGCATCTACCAAGAAAACTGCGTCAGGATCATCAATAACAAATGCAGTGATGTCACTTGCAGCAATTCCGCCTGGATAGTGGTTGCTAAAAGTTGGCTTTTGAGTAGTTGGATCTGTATAGAAACATCCATTGAAAACGCCCACAACAGCATCAGATGTGTTAGCACCATGTTTCTGAATATTACCAGTGCCTAGTGGTTCCACTAAGTCACCTTGGAATATTGCAGTTGCATAGCCACTTGCAATCGTATATCTGTTTTGAGCTCCAGCTAAAGGTGTCCCGTCTAGTTTTCTGTAAGGTCTTAGACCAAACTTTTCACTTACGTTCGCCATAGTTGTTTTTTCTCCTTATGTTAATAATCCAAGCTACATCGGGTAGGTAATGCAAAAAAATTATTTTTTACGACTACCACCAAAGGTAACTCTC